GTAGAAGGCGGAGACTTAATACTTAATACACAAATATTCACACACCAAAGCGTAAATAGACTAGGTATCGTTAAAAGCTTACCCACAACAGGTGACACTAATATTAAGGTAGGTGACACTGTTGTTGTCCATCATAATGTATTTAGAAGATACCATGACGTCAGAGGTGTAGAGAAAAACGGCAGAAGTTACATAGATGATAATAATTATTTATGTTCTTTTGAACAAATCTTTTTATATAAAAATAAAAACGAGTGGAAAGCACCTAGGGGTTATTCATTTGTAAAACCTATTGAATCTAATAATATTTTTAATCTTAACAAAGAAAAGCCTAGTATTGGTGTTGTAAAGTATCTTGATGAAAACTTTGACTCACAAATACAACAAGGTGATCTAGTTGGTTTCACTCCTGGTAGTGAATATGAATTTGTAGTAGACGATGAAAGATTATATAGAGTTGGATCTCGATCATTAACTATAAAATATGAATATCAAGGAGACGAAAAAGAATATAATCCAAGCTGGGCATAAAGCAGTTGAAGAACTTATAAAAGTAGCTGGTGAAAAAATAGTTGATTCTGGAGATGATATATCTGCTGATAGATTAAAAAATGCCGCTGCTACTAAAAAGCTAGCTATATTCGATGCTTTTGAGATACTTAATAGAATACAAGAAGAGGAAGATATGCTTAATGATGTAGTTAAAGAGGAAGTTGAAGAGACATCATTTGGTGGCTTTGCAGAAAGAAGATCTAAATAATGTACAAGCAATCACTGTATAAGGTTGTAGAACCTATAAAAATAAACACAGTCAAGAGGCTTAACAAAGCTAAGAAGTGGGATTATGGCTATAACAAAGAGCATGATATTGTTGTTATATCTAAAACTGGGCAGATAGGTGAAATATATGAAATACAAAATTTTAAAATAGCATTACCTAAATGTGTAAGTCCACATAAGTTTGATAGTAATAAATGGGAAGTTAGTGATTACCCTAGAGAATTAAAAAGAATAAAAACTATATTTGATTGGAAAAATTATGCAGATGATTTCAAGAAAAAATATATAGATTACATAGAAGATGAGTTTAAAAAAAGAGAAGAAGGTTTTTGGTATTATAATCAAGGTAAACCTACTTATATTACTGGCACTCATTATATGTACTTGCAGTGGTCCAAAATTGATGTTGGGCAGCCAGATTTTAGAGAAGCAAACAGACTATTCTATATATTCTGGGAAGCTTGCAAAGCAGATACAAGATGCTACGGAATGTGCTACCTTAAAAATAGACGTTCAGGATTCTCTTTTATGGCTTCAGGAGAAGCGGTTAATCAAGCAACAATATCATCTGATGCTAGATTCGGTATCTTATCAAAGTCAGGACCAGATGCTAAAAAAATGTTTACCGACAAGGTTGTACCAATATCTGTAAATTACCCTTTCTTTTTTAAACCTATACAAGATGGTATGGATAGGCCAAAAACAGAACTTGCGTATAGAGTTCCTGCTAGTAAGCTCACAAGAAGAAGTATTGTTAGCTCTGACAAGCCAGAAGAGTTAGAAGGTCTTGATACAACTATTGATTGGAAAAATACAGGTGATAACAGTTACGATGGTGAGAAACTTAAATTATTAGTGCATGATGAAAGTGGTAAATGGGAAAGACCTAATAATATATTAAATAACTGGAGGGTTACTAAAACAACATTACGATTAGGTAGTAGAGTTATTGGTAAGTGTATGATGGGATCAACATCAAACGCTTTAGACAAAGGAGGAGATAATTTTAAGAAACTATATAAAGCTTCAGATGTTACAAAAAGAAACCGCAATGGACAGACAAGCTCGGGACTATATTCTTTATTCATACCTATGGAATGGAACTACGAAGGTTTCATTGATTCTTATGGAATACCTGTATTCGACACACCTGAAACAGAAAAGGTTGGACCTTTTGGCGAGGCTATAGATATAGGTATACTAGAACATTGGCAAAATGAAGTAGATGGTTTAAAAGACGATGGAGATGCTTTAAATGAATTTTACAGACAATTTCCAAGAACTGAAGAGCATGCGTTTAGAGACGAAACAAAAAACAGTATATTTAATTTAGCTAAAATATACGAGCAAATAGATTACAACGAGGAAACAAACTACATAAACACTATAACCACTGGTAATTTTCAATGGGTTAATGGTGTTAAAGATAGCAAAGTTATATTCTACCCTGATAAAAATGGTAGATTTAAATTAAGCTGGACACCACCAGCTCATTTACAAAATAACGTTATATTAAAAAATGGCTATAAAAAACCAGGTAATGAACACATGGGTGTTTTTGGTTGCGATAGTTACGATATATCTGGTACTGTTGACGGTAAGGGCTCTAAAGGTTCTTTACATGGGTTAACAAAGTTTAGCATGGAAGATGCACCAGCAAATCATTTCTTTTGTGAATATATAGCTAGACCACAAACCGCTGAGATCTTCTTTGAAGATGTTTTAATGGCACTTGTATTTTACGGGATGCCTATACTAGCAGAAAATAATAAACCTCGTTTATTGTATTATTTAAGAAGACGTGGTTATAGAGGCTTTAGTATGAATAGACCAGATAAAGTATGGAATAAGTTGTCTATAGCTGAAAAAGAAGTTGGTGGAATACCTAACTCTAGTGAAGATATAAAACAATCTCATGCTGCAGCAATAGAAATGTACATACAAGACCACGTTGGTATAAAAAGTGACGGTAGTCATGGTACAGTTTATTTTAACGAACTTCTTAATGATTGGTCTAAGTTCGATATAAACAATAGAACCAAGTTTGATGCATCTATAAGTTCTGGTTTAGCTATAATGGGTTGTAATAGACATTTGTATGCACCCAACGCTAAAGTAGAAAAACAAAAAGTAAATATAAGTTTTGCTAGATATAAACAATCTGGCATACAATCAAAATTAATAGAAAATTAATATGGCTGAGTCAGTTGTTAAAGGTTATTTTCCAAGTCAAGTCGCAAGCGATTTAGAAAAGATAAGTAAAGACTACGGTTTGAAAGTTGCTAAAGCAATTGAAAGCGAGTGGTTTAAGAGGGACTCTGGTACAAACAGATTCTCTGGGAATCAAACAGAGTTCCATAAGCTTCGCTTATACGCTAGAGGAGAACAATCTATACAAAAATATAAAGATGAATTATCTATAAACGGTGATTTGTCATATCTTAATTTAGACTGGAAACCAGTACCTATTATACCTAAATTTGTAGATATAGTAGTTAATGGTATATCAGAAAGAGTTTTTGATATTAAAGCATATTCTCAAGACCCTTCAGGTGTAAGTAAAAGAACAGCTTACATGGAGTCAATGCTTAGAGATATGAGATCAAAAGAGCTTAATGCTTTTGCTAAAGAAGCTTTTGGTATTGATCTTTCTGAAAATGACCCTGAAATACTACCTGATTCACAACAAGAGTTAGATTTACACATGCAACTTAGTTATAAGCAGCAAGTAGAAATAGCTGAGGAACAAGCTATTAACGTTGTTCTTGAAGGTAATAGATATGATTTAACTAGAAGAAGAGTTAACTATGACTTAACTGTATTAGGTATAGGTTCTGTTAAAACCGTTTATAACAAGTCAGAAGGAATAAAAATAGAATACGTAGACCCTGCTAATTTAGTATACTCATATACAGAGTCGCCTTATTTTGATGATATATATTATATTGGTGAAGTTAAAACGCTACCTGTTAACGAATTAAAAAAACAGTTTCCTAATCTAGACGAACAACAATTAGAAAAGGTTACTGGTCAAGGTTTCCAAAACAGTGGTTTTTATAATAGAAGCTTAACTGAATCTAGCCAAGTTGATAAAAATCAAGTTCAAGTGTTGTATTTTAACTATAAGACGTATGCTAATGAAGTATACAAAGTTAAAGAAACAGCTACTGGCGCTAGCAAAGTTATAATAAAAGATGATTCATTTAATCCTATGCAGGATCAAATGCTTGAGGCTAAGTATGGTAAGATGTCTAGGTCACTAGAAGTTTTATACGAAGGAGCTATTGTTTTAGGTACTGATATAATATTAAAATGGGATCTTAGTAAGAACATGATGAGACCTAAAAGTGATCACACTAAGGTTAAAATGAATTACTCTATCTCAGCACCTAGAATGTATAAAGGTAGAATAGAATCACTTGTAGGACGTATAACTGGTTTTGCTGATATGATACAGCTAACTCATTTAAAGCTGCAACAGGTGATGTCTAGAATGACTCCTGACGGTATATATTTAGATGCTGATGGTTTAGCTGAAATTGATTTAGGTAATGGAACTAATTATAACCCACAAGAAGCATTGAATATGTTTTTTCAAACTGGTTCTATTATAGGTAGATCAATGACTTCTGAAGGAGATATGAATCCTGGTAAGGTACCTATTCAAGAAATACAAAGTGGAAATGGTGGTGCTAAGATGCAGAGTTTGATAGGTACGTATAATTATTATTTACAAATGATAAGAGATGTCACCGGTTTAAATGAGTCATCAGATGGATCTACTCCGTCTAAAGACGCTTTAGTAGGTGTACAAAAAATAGCAGCTGCAAATAGTAACACAGCAACAAGACATATATTACAAGCTGGTTTGTATATAACTTCAGAAGTAGCTGAAGCAGTTTCTTTAAGAGTATCTGATATACTAGAGTACTCACCAACAAGAGAAGCTTTTATACAAAAAATAGGTATACATAATGTTTCTACTTTAAGTGAGTTACAAAACTTACATTTATCTGATTTTGGCATATACATAGAGCTAGCACCAGATGATGAAGAAAAAGCTATGTTAGAACAAAATATACAAATGGCTTTATCTGCTGGAAGCTTAGACTTAGAAGATGCTATTGATTTAAGAGAAATAAAAAACATTAAGTTAGCTAATCAAGTATTAAAGATACGTAGAAAAAAGAAACAAGAAAGAGATCAAATGATGCAGCAGCAGAATATACAAGCTCAATCACAAGCTAATGTTCAAGCTCAACAAGCCGCAGCTCAAGCAGAGGTTCAAAAGAATCAAGCTATAACTCAACAAAAAATACAGCTAGAGCAAACCAAAGCTCAATTAGAAGAGGCTAAGCTAGCTAAAGAGGTTTTATACAAAAAAGAACTTATGAACCATGAGTTTCAGATTAACATGAGACTTAAAGGTATGGAAGTTGATGGTATGAAAAACAAAGAAAAGTACAAAGAAGATCGTAANGACGAAAGAACNAAAATTCAAGCGTCTCAACAGTCTGAACTAATAGATCAAAGAAATAACTCAAAACCACCTAAAAACTTTGAATCTGCAGGTAATGATATACTTGGTGGAGGTATAGACCTAGGCGCAACAGACCCTAGGTAATTTTTTATTAATTTTATAATATTTTATTATGTCAGAAGAACAAAAAGATGAAGTTCAAGAGGAAGCTGTAGAGCAAACTCAAGAAGTTCAAGTAAAAGCCGTGCCTGAGGAGAAACCTGAGGAGCAAGGCCNAAAAGCGGAAGTCTTAGAAGATGGTACGTTTAAATTAGATTTATCACAAGGTTCAAAAGAACCAGAGGTAGAAGCTNAAGCTGAACCAGAAGTTGAACCAGAAGTTGAAGCTGAAGAGCAAGAACCTGGTTTAGAAGAGGTTATAGAAGANGAACAAGCAGCTGTAGAAGAAGTAGAGGATAAAGTTGTTGAAGAAGTTCAAGAGCAAGTTCAAGAAGCTATTGAGGANGCTAAAGAAACAGGAGAACCTTTACCTGAGAACATACAGAAAGTAGTTGATTTTATAAATGAGACAGGCGGATCGCTTGAGGACTATGTAAAATTAAATCAAGATTTTACCAACTACGATGATAAAACTCTATTATTAGAGTATTACAAACAAACAAAACCTCATTTAAATAACGAGGAAATAAATTTCCTAATGGAAGATCAATTTTCTTTTAACGAAGATGTTGACGAGGAAATAGATATAAAAAGAAAAAAACTAGCGCTAAAAGAGCAGGTTGCAAGTGCTAAAGGCCACCTAGACGGGCTAAAGTCTAAATACTATGAAGAAGTTAAAGCTGGTTCTAGGCTCGCGCCAGAACAACAGAAGGCTGTAGATTTCTTTAATAGATATAACGAAGAGTTAGAGGAAACTAACAAGAATCAAGGTTTACAACAAAAAGTGTTTCAAGAAAAAACTAAACAAGTTTTTAACGATCAGTTCAAAGGTTTTGAATATAAGGTTGGAGAAAAGAAATACAGATTTAACGTAAAAGATGCTGCAAAGGTTAAGGATACACAAAGCGACATTAACAATTTTGTCAAGAAGTTCTTGAATGAAAAAAATGAAATGTCAGATGCTTCAGGCTATCACAAATCTTTATTTACAGCAATGAACCCTGATTTAGTAGCTCAACATTTTTATGAACAAGGTAAGGCTGATGCTGTTAAAAGTAGTATAGCTAAATCTAAAAACATCGATATGGAACCAAGGTCTACTCACGAGAAGGCACCAAGTCCAAATGGTTTTACAGTAAAAGCGGTTGATAATAGTTCTAATGACTTTAAGTTTAGAATAAAAACAAAATAACTTAACAATTAAAATTAAAAAATTATGGCAAGTGGAAGTTTTCCAGATTCGGGTGCCTCAGCGGCGCTCGCGCATTTAACCCCAAGACCTGTTAAAGATTTATACGGGTCTAATTACCTGTCTATCACAGGCAACGATTACAACTTTACTAAACAATTCCTACCGGAAGTTTATGAAAAAGAAGTTGAAAGATTCGGTAACAGAACTGTTGCAGGATTTTTAAAAATGGTAGG